AGAAATTCGAAGTTCAGGTTTTAGAGAAGCAGGTTATTTCTGATGGTCCAATTCACCCTAAATCACCTTTAAATTTTATGCCTCATGATTCACAAGTTGAATACTATGGTCAGTGTCCCGGACGAGCTTTGAGTTTTTCATCAGTGCGTGTTACACCCATTAGTCACATTGTTACTGATTTATGTGGTATTCCCAATATTTGGGGACCACCTAAAATGAAACCAGATTGGTTTGGTTGGCAAACATGTTTAGCTAATCTTGCTGTGCCTGCTTTACCATATGCACATGATTTGTTAGCTATTTGTGTTAAGGATTATAAAAGCGCTTTAATTGATGTTTTTGCTAATCCCTTATGGTGTGATAGTCAACCTTTATCATACTATCAAAATACATGTGGTATACCCGGGAAGAAATTTATGGATGGTATTAAATTAAACACATCTATAGGTTTTCCTTTAACAGGATCTAAAAGGAATTATATTATTCAAGAAGAGCCCGATGAGGTTTGGCAAGAAAAGTGGCGATTCACTGATGATATTAATATTGAGATTAATAGGTGTGAAGAGTGTTATCGTAATGGAGAGCGCGCTTACACTATAGCAAAGGCCTGTAAAAAGGACGAAGTTCTTAGTAAAGATAAATGCCGTATCTTTTATGGTAATCCTATAGCTTTAACGTTTCTCATTAGGAAATATTATTTACCTATTATTCGTGTTTTACAGATGAATCCATTGGTATCGGAGTGTGCTGTAGGTATTAATAGTCATGGTCCAGAGTGGGAAGAATTACACCAGTTTGTATTTAAACATGGTGAGGACCGTCTTATAGGTGGCGACTATGGAAAATATGATCAGAAGATACCTTCTCAATTGATATTGGCAGCCCTGCGCATTATGATAGATTTCGCTAAACAATGCAATTATTGTGATGATGATATCAATATCATGGAAGCTATGGCTGGTGATATAGTTTATGCTATTATTGCATTTAATGGTGATTTAATAGGAT